GTATCAGTCTGCGCTATAGAGGTACGGTTACGGCTATGCTTAAAAAAGGTATCTATGCTGTCGACGTTATTTACTGTCTGAGGTGTACCGCCAGTGCGTGTAACAGTGCAGCTATTTATAAGTCCAAAATCTGATAAATCGAAAGCTACTTTTTGATATGTAATAGTCCCTGGTAGACCTGTATCGCTAAATACAGTAGCAGTACCTCCAGAGGCTGTAATTATATCCTCCCTAGACTTAAAGGTGGCGTAGCCTTGCTGGTTAATGTAAAAGGCTCCTAGATCTGTAGCCTCGACTGTCTGACAGGCTGCCAGAGCTGTCCTAGTAGTGCCTGTATCAGCCTGTACCGTAGTGGTACTGGTCGTAGATATAGAACGCATACCTCCAGGCCACTCAGCCTCGTCTAAGATGCTAGTAATGCGCTGAGCTGTAGTCTGTCCAGCCGTACCACCTGTAACGGTGGATATAGATGCCAGGTTAAGTAACTGAAATCCATCCACGCAGTTTAGATCTACAAAGGCAGGATCGAATCCTGTAGGAGAGGTATATTTCCAAGACTGGACATACATAGATCCTAAGGCGTAATCCTGGCCTGCAAACGTACCTAGAAAACGTATCTTACGCATTGGTAAAATTTTTCCGTATAGTGGACTGGACGTATTGGCAGGATTAAATAAACCTGTCTCATCAATTAAACGCACTGCAGCATTACCAGCGGTAAAGCTGTCAGAGGTACGGTTATAAGCTCGTCTAATACCAGCTCGTAATACGTACTGACTTACGTCTACGATTTCAGATGCGCTAGTACCTAAGACAGACTGATCTAACGGCGTGGAGGGATCATCAAGTACTAAGCTAGGATCAAAGTTAGCGCCGTTACTAAAATCTATAGTGCAGGTAAATACCGCGCCTGTAGTCATTAAATACCCTCTAGGATTATATTATTACCTGTCCGCTGTGTCGCATATACAGCATCGGTTACAGCTGCTACTAAATCATTTTGAGCTACTACTGATCCCTGGACATTTACATTTACTACGACACCTTCATCTCTTGCTCTAAAACCTGCAGGATCAAAAAAGGATGGCGTAGCATTACCTCTAGCCGTAAAACCAGTCTCCTCAAAAAACCTAGCAGAGGCTACGTCAAAATTGGATGGTACAGCTCCAGGCTCAAAAAGATTACGTAGACGACTACTTTGATTTTCCTCAAAGTATCTAAAAGCTGCAACATTAGACGCAAAAATATCTTTTAAGCCCATCGCAGGCTCTCCACCTATTTCACCTGGTAGATCTATATAATCAGGCTTTATTATTGCAGGTGGGTTAGGTATTACTGGTAAATCTTTATCCGTATCCTCATCTTTTTTCCTAAATCCACCTGGATCAAAAGTAGGAGGCAGACCGCCAGACTTACTAGACCCTCCAGGTGTAGGTATGTTAGGTATGGTAATAGTCGCACCTATGCTAATACTGTATTTACCTTCGATAAGAGCTTTTAATTTAGCGATAATATCGTCTAAATTATCTGTAAATTTAATCTCAGGTTTAAGAGCTGCTAAGGCATCTATAGAGGCTTTATCAGATGCAAAGCCAGCGGTCTTTAATAACTGTAAAACCTTTTCTAGGTTCATCGCATCGTCATAACGTCCCTGAGTCGCAGCCTGTAGAGTCTTAATAGCCTCCTCGTCTGTCTGATAATCTGAAATCTTTAACGCTGATAATTGCAGTACGCGATCTCTGTCTGTCTGTGAAAGCTGGCGCCGTAAAGCTGCCTGTAAATTGATAGCATCTATATCGAACTTAAACTGTATAGAATTACGCAGCCTCTCTAATTCAGCGCTACGTTTCTTTTCTGCAGCTCTCTTTAATTCCTCACGCTTTAATCTAGCTATCTCTGCGGCTCTTTGTTTAGCTAAACCAGCTTCGACCTCTGCTAGCTTTACTAATTTTCCTTGCGTCTCTAGTTGCTTTGTATAGGCGTTAGCCGCTTTGACTCTAGCATTTGTCTCAGCATCGGCAGCTCGACCTGCAGCGCCATAATCTATTCCCATTAAACGATCTAAGAAATCAAAGATAGCTAGGATGGCTGGATTTTTAGCAAGACTATCTAACTTGTCTCCTACTTTATCTATAAACCCTACGGCCTTACCTAGAGCTTTACCAAAAGTTTCACCCAGGGCGATCATCTTTTCCTGAGTATCCTCGATACTCAGACCAGACTTTTCTAAACCTTCGACAAAACCTTTTCCTATTGCTACCTGAGTCTCCTCAAAAGCTACCGCTAGTTTATTTATTTTGTCCGCAAAGGTGTCCGCTTGCTTGCTGCCGAACTCTGTTTGTAATTGATTTAGTATTTCTTGAAAGTTTTTACCTTGAACCTCTGCTCTTTCAAAACCTATACGTAGATTTACTAAAGATTTATAGTCACCTACAAAAGCGCGAGATAGAGCGTTACTGACTTGCTCTAGCTCTAAGCCTTTTCGCTTACTGATCTCAGTAGAAAGCGTTAATAATTTTTGAGCGTCTGTAAGCGTATAGGTTGTCTGGACTAATTTTTGTAGAGCAGGTATTAATTTATCCTGGGATACGCCAGAGGAGAGAGCTAAACTACGAGTAAAATCTGTAGCTAGGCTTGATGCGAAAGCTAGACCTAATTGTCCTAATTCAGATTCTAAGCGCCTAGTATTCTTTTCTAGCTCTGCGAACTGTTGAGCTGATTTCTTTACAAAGGCTGTTAAAGCAACAGCACTAAAAGTAAGTCCTAAAACCTTTCCGAATTTTTGTAAGGTTTTTATAGATTTCTTACTATTTTTTTCCAGATCCTTAAAGCCTTTATCTTTAAGGCGCGTAATGAAATCGACCGCTACCTCTTTACGACCCATTACCATTATTTAACACCTCTTATAAACTTATATAAGCGCTCGTCTATTACCTTAGTAATTTCATTTCTAACCTTATCGCCTAATATAGCCTCAGCCTTATATATAAGGCGTTTTGGAGCGCCTGCGACTTTTGGAAAGAATACTCTAAAGTCATCTTGCGCCTTATAGTTACGCGATACGCTTTTGGTTTTGGCCTGGGAGGATTCTTTACCAGCGCCTGCTAGCTCGTAGATAGCTCCACTTGGCGTACTATTAACCAGAGCTAAAGCTGCGACCGCTACTTTGTTATACCCAAAAGGCGTCTTATTAATAGTGGTACGTCTGATTTTTATGCCTCTAGCTACTATGGAAGGTTGCCACGTCCAGCGTAGAGGATCCCTAGATCTATGTACTTTGTCATTTACCCAGGCAGGCGATGTATAGTCTGGCGGCTGTTGCGCGAATACGTCTCTGTCTTGATACTGAATAGATCCAGGTACAAAGGTCTTAGCTAATTGTTGCATCGGTTTTACAGCTTCATTAAGACCTTTATTAAAGTCTTTTCTTAATTGAGGGTTTATCGTTTTAAGCTCTTTTACTAATTTATCAAAATCAGCGATGAGTATGGATTCACTAGCTCTAGCCACTAGCGCCTCCTTTTCATCGTGCGCGGTGTGTTACGCGCCTGAGCCTGCTCTTGCAGTATAAATTTTATAGCTGCATATATAGCAGGGTCGCATTTTAGTAGCTCATTAGGTGAGATACTCGTCGCTACCGACACAGCTGCGACCTCCCATATGTCGCCGCGTCGGTCTATCCATTTTTTGAGTCAATAATGAAATCTACGTCTTTATATTGATTTAAGAAATCATCATCGAGAGCAGCTGTAGTCTCACCTTTAGCGGTTATCAGATAATGAGCGAACCACCATAGATCACTTTCGCGCTGATCCTCAATTAGTCGCTTACGCCATCCAGTCTTAAAGTGACTTTCGAAAGCCACCTTAGCCGCTGGCGTAAGCTCGTAATTTACCTCTTTACCGTCTTTTTTAGTTACTTTAATTAATTGCGTAGCCATTTATGTCCCCTATTCTAGTTAATTAAGATGTAGCTTTAGTAAGAGCAGTTACTGGAAGCGTAATCGATGCAGTCATTGGAGCATCGATAGAGCCGTTAATTGGCTGCCATTGTGCTACCAATACAGACATAGAATAGCGAGGGTTAGTCGCTGTAACAGTGCCTGAGACTGGTATTAATTGAAGCGCCAGTTTTGTACCTAGTGCATCCTCAAAAATTGAGTTTACGCTAGATGCAGCAAAATCGTTAAACACCTCTAAAGTTACGCTAGGACGTTCAATACCACCGATTAGGTTTTGTACTGAATCAGTCATAGCCGTAATTTCTACGGCGTCAATTTCTCGCGACAGGCTGACCGCGCTAACGAAAGTGGTAATAGTTGTAGTGCCTGCGACTACAGCTACTTTATTACCCATAAAGATCGCCATTTATTTCTCCTTTTATTTAGCCGATCAGTTCGACATTATACCGATACGCAAGGTAATCGATACTAGCCACCTGTACAGATCCAGCGGTAGCGGATGTTACGCGCAGGGTTTGGACAGCGCCGCTAAGTGTTGCATCTGCCTCGATCGCGGCTTTCACCGAGGTAGAACCTGTAGACGCTAGATAACCGTCTAGCTTTGTCTGTCCAGCTGACTCGCTCATACGTCCCACGATTAAAAGTATTGTACAGGTAGCGTTATCAAAACCGCGATTAAAGGTAGCGTCAAAATTTAGATCTAACTGACCCACTACCGCACCTGGAACGTTAACAGAGTCTGGAATATAATCGTAAGTTTTTAAGCCTGTAATAGTTGCTAGTCGCGCTTTCAGATTAGCGCGTACTGTTGATGGAACCATTAAGCGACTACCTCTTTTTTATAGGCTCTTACCATCGCAGTAACGTCTCGACCTAGTGGACTCATACGAACAGCTCCTAGATCTCCTAGACCTAAGATGCCCCCTGGAGAGTCTTTACGCTTATATAAATCAGCTGTAAGAATCTGGCAGGCTGTCTCTATGTCATCTGGGACGCTAGGCCATCCCCATCTAGCAGTAACCTCAACACCTGGACGCAGACCATTACTAAACAGTCCAGGGAATATAGGCCAGACATAAGA